GGAAATGTCATGATTCTGTTTTGAGGAATACCACTCAAAACATAATACTAGTTAATCCCAGGAAATGTCATGATTCTGTTTTGAGGAATACCACTCAAAACATAATACTAGTTAATCCCAGGAAATGCAGGGGGTTCAAGGGGGACGGCTAGTCCCCCTGGGTTAGTCCCCCTGTCAGGACTTATTTTGTACTTATATTATAATGAAAAGTATAAGTAAAAAGTACCAATTTTTTATTGATTTAGCATCATTTTCCTTGTTGCTTATTATGATGTGTTTAATTGTGGCGATGATTATTAAATATTTTTATTGGAAAAGTGAAACATTAGGTCTGAGAGAAAATTTCCAAGAAGGAATGGAAGAAAAACCGGATTCGAAAATCGCGGTGGCAGCTATGGTAAAAGACCCTAAAAACATAGAAACATGGTTGCAAAAAAATCGTGAAGCCGGCATTGGTCACTTTTATATTCGTTTAGAGGATACTCCTGACTTATTGGACTTTTTGCAAGATCAAAAAGACGTGTCTATGCAAGTGGGAAAGTCTTCGGGAACAAACGAGTACCAAGATATTCAAACCCGTCAAGACAAAATGGTGAATCATTTTTTGAAAGAATCACAAAGTGATGGACATGGCGTACAATGGATTGTCCATATGGACGCCGATGAATTGATCGAAGGAGATTTAGACGAAATCAGACAACAACCAAGTCATGTTCATACCTTTTGGATGCAAAATGAAGAAGCAAAATATGACAAAATTCCTCAAAAGCAGGATAATTGCTTTCGCGCATCCAAGTTTTATGATTGTGCCCTATACCCCGATAAATGTGTAAGTTACGGAAATGGAAAAGGTGGTGCTCGTGTATGCCCACAAACCAGTTCCAATGGACCGCATCGATGCAAGTCCAATGACGCAAATGCGAAAGAAGTCAAATTGGAAAAAGTGAAGGTCAAGCATTTTGAAAGTTGTGATTTTGATTCATATAAAAAGAAATTTCATCACTTGAAGAACCAAGATGAGAAAACGCGCAAAGCGATTCCTTTTGATTATTACAAAGAATCAATTGATGCCGCATCTCAAAATGACGATGAACAATTGAAAAACGTTTTTACGAAATATCGCGTGGAATAATAAATTGCTAAACATAGACCAATTTATTATTTCTTCTTTTCGCAGTTATCGGTTTTCTTATTTCTGCGTGTTCCGTTAGGACATCTTCTGCGTTTTGTCTTTGCCGCTAAACGAGAAGAACGACGGAGTTTTTGACTTTTCAACTCTTTGGCTCTTTTTTCCTTCTTTAATTTGCGTTTTATTTCTGCCATCTTTTTTTCTTTTTCGTGTAACTCCTTCATTACTTTTTCTTCTTCCTTTTTCTTCTTTTCAAGTTCCTTTTGCTCCTTTACCATCTTTTCTTCATGGGCTTTCAACATTTTTCTGTAATGCTCATTGATTTCTTTTAACTTATTATCCCATCCTTCCATATCACGCTTTTTATGATAAGCATTCTTTACCAAATAACTATTATGTTTCTTGACGACTTTGTTCCACTCTCTGTAAAGATCGCTTCCGTCTCTATCCAACATTCTAAGATCGATTGGCATTATATAATTATTATGACATAATAATTATAAATTACTTAGTTTGTTGCAGGAGCACTGGCAGGAGACATTTGTTTTGCTTTATTAGCAATCATGATCATCAAAATGAAGAAACTCAATAACAGTGGAAGCAATACCAATACCCATGAAACCATATTATATCCTTTGGAGCATAACCAGTTTAAGAAATAGCTAAATAATACCACCCAAATGAAACTCATAACAATGGTCATGGCGCTTCCCCCCATGAAAATACTTCCTAATATGCCTAAAACGGAGACAACAAAGTACAAAAATGCAGGTGTGCAATAATCCATATAAAATAAGCGAAGAAAAAAAGTAAATTTTAGTTAAATTATAAAATAATTCGCAATATCTTTTATGTATGAATAGATATATGAGCGACAAGAAACATAGTAACATATCTCCTACATTACGAAGTAAAATGATTATTGAAGAAATGAAGGCCCAGGGCAAAAATATTTACAACTTCGGTTTGGGCGAAAATTCCGTAAAGCAACCTTCCTTTTTCATCGAAAAAATGAAAGAATTTGCCCATAAAAAGCACTATGCATCTTGCGAGGGAATCCCTTCTCTAAACACCACTTTAAAGACAATGTACAACAATGAAATCATGGACTATGAGGTGTTAGTGGGTAACGGATTGAAAGAGTTGCTTTTTATTTGCCAATTTGCCTTTAAAGGGAAAATCATTCACGTGACTCCTTCGTGGGTGAGTTACAAAGAGCACATTGACGTCTTGGAACGCGAAGAATGTTTAATCGAATTGCAAACAAAAATCGAGGACAATTTTCACATCAATCTCCAAGAATTGGAAACCATTTTGAAAACCTTCGAAAAGCAACCGAAAATGTTGTTGTTAAACAATCCCAATAATCCCACCGGTATTTGCTATTCCAACGATGAATTAAAATCGTTGGCCGCCGTCTTAAAAAAATACAATTGCATGGTATTTTCCGACGAAATTTATTTGCAACTTTGCCATTACGAAGGACAGAAATCGATTCGGCATTATATTCCCGAACTCACTCTTTGCGGTTCATCGGTTTCCAAGGATTTAGCATGCGGCGGTTATCGATTGGGATGGGTGGCTTTCCCTAAAACACAACAAGAGTTCTTCGACAAGTGCAAGTTATTTTCCTCGCGCATTTATTCTTGCGCACCGGTTCCCATTCAATATGCCACTGACGCCATGTTGTGCAATCGCGAATTGTATTTGGATTATGCAAAAAAGACGGCGCAACTTTTCAAATATGTTTGCAGTCAATTATTGCCCCTATTTCACCAAACCAAACTCGTCTATTCCAAGACAAACGCATCTTGGTATTCCTTCGTGGATTTCTCCAATTATAAAATCGAATTGGCGTTTAAAGGGATTCACGATAGCATTGAATTAGCCGATTTTTTACTCCAAGAATATGGTATTGTGAGCGTGGCCGGACAATATTTCAATCATTCCAGTTTATCGATTCGTTTGTCTTTTGTCGATTTCGAATATGATTTTGAGAAAAACGATTGTATATACGAAGTGGATCTAAGTAAAATGAAAAAAGGGATTGAACAAATCATACTTTTTGTGCAATCCTTGGAATATCCATTATAAAATTGATAGGCTTTTATTTGTATTTATTACGCAAATCTCAAACCATGAAATCTTTTAAGAAACCTCTTTTACATCGAAGTGTTAGTCGTAATAATATTTATCAAATGCGTTATTACAGCTCATCCGAAGAAAATAAAAAAGATAGTTCGTATTCTTCTGACGGATTGCCCAAAGTTGCTTATTCGGCAAATGATTTAACGAGTCAAGCATTTGAAAATTTGTATGATGAGGAAGAAGAAGACAAAGAAAATTATTGTACAGAAAACAACTTCCCTTTTATTCCATTTGCTATTCAAATGAAAATGATCAAAAAAAAGGCTTTTCATACTGGTGTATATACCTTCTTTTACGGAAATTATAAAGGACACGCGCCTTCCATGTTAGATCAATACAGGTAATTGATCCGTTTTGAAAAAGGCTTTGCCGTCACGTGTCCATTGCACCACCATGGCAAACACTTCCACGCCTTTTTCATGCGCTTCTTTCAGTGCTTGTTTGTAAATAGGATCAATGACCGAAGCTTGGAAACTGGCCACATCGTCTCGCTGAATAATAAAACATAATAAACACCGTGTTTTGGACATGGTTTTTATTTTCGCCAATTCTTGCACATGCTTTAGTGCGCGAGGACTAATGGGGTCTTTAGCCATTTTGCGATATCCATCGGGAAAATAGGCGACTTTTGAGTGATAATCGCGATGTGTAAAGTCTTTGTTTTTCATTTCTTTTTTGGGTAAATCTTCGTAATCAGCCAAGGGGACGTTTTTGACTTCCATAAGGAAAGGTGTATTTTGCGCATCAATACCACTGAAATCAAAACGCGAATGAATGAGATCGGCAACGTCTATCGTGGTTTCTCGGCGATAACTTTTGACATTCATTAATCTTGACAATAAATTATTTTGAAGCGCCTTTTCCACCAACAATTCGGACATTTTAGGATGAATACCCACTACGGTGCTATCATAAGGATGAAAAGGATCTTGGAAAATGGATAAATACAATGTAAATTTGCTTTTGGCTTGTGGATTTTCTCCTTTAGCAATGAATATAGAGGCGTCTTTGTCGGCCAATCCACAACATCCAAGAGATGGACTATGTGCCAATTGGGTTTGCGTTGAATCAAATGGATCAACGACATCGGCAATATAGGGAGTTTTTATATATTGCGATGGGCGTTTTACCACTTTGGATTCATAAAGTTTAGGTAATGTGTGTAATAACATGATGGTTGAATGATTGCTCATCTTGGAAAAAGATGTTTCAATTTTGTCAAGGAATTTTCTCCTAATAATATAATTATGGTTGTATCATTCATAGCAACGCATCAAGCCAGATTACGTGGTTTTTTACAAGAGTTAATAAACACTCAATCAACAAACACATGGCATATAAGCGGAGAACCAAAAGAATTAATGGATTTTAAAACAGACCCTCCAGAGGCCATAAACACTGATGAAATAGGTAAAAGACAACAATGTCGAAATTATAATTTATTAAATCTTGCAGATTGGATAATTAAAAATGAACCACCAGTTGAAACTGATTCACCAGTTGAAAATGAATCACCAGTTGAAACTGATATAACAAGTATCAAAACGAAATTTTTCGATGATAAAGGTGAAATAGCCAGTTTTATGAATTGTGCTATCTTGAAAATTCATATGAATGGAAGTTATGTAACTATTGAATTAGTTTATCAAGGAGAACTTGATGAAGATAAAGGAAAAAAACGACGTTATTTTGTAACTCAATCAGATAATACTCAATCAGATAATACTCAATCAGATAATACTCAATCAGATAATACTCAATCAGATAACATTGTAAAAGTGGTATTTGAAAAAATAACATTACCTTTAGAAAATACAATATTAAGTCATTTTATTAATAAAGAAAATTACACATTTTATTTAATGAGGCATGGCCAAGGAGATCATAATGTAAGAACAGGTTTTTGGAAAAAAGCGACAGCAGTCGTTGGCATTGGAAATACAACTTTAACTCAAACAGGGATAAACCAAGCAATAAATGCTGCAGATTTTGCAGCAAATGAATTAAACTTAGATCCGACAACTATTAATTATTTATTTACTTCAGATTTAAAACGTACTCGTCAAACATTAGCTTATTTTTATATGCAACTCTGTATTAATAAAAAATTAATTAATAATACTAATAAAACTTTTTATATTTTACCATGTTCTCATGAACTTTCTTATGTAAAATCAAATGAGTCCATCACTAATATTGATAAATTAAATGATGGACTGTTAATTGCAAGTGAAAATAAACCTGCATGTCAATTTAACGATATAATTATTCAAGAAGGTAATAATAAATTTACTTTTACTTCAAATGCCAGCTATTATAGAGATTTTTATGATTCAAATTGTCGTTTTGGAACATTCAGAAAAATTAGGTTTGGACGAAAAGGAGGCAAGAAAAAAACGCGCAAAGCGCGAGTTTCTCATAAAACCACCTATAAACGCAAAGGAAAGAAATCAAACAGTCATCGAAGACGTCGCCGCCGAAACACGAAGAAACGTATTAGGTAAATCTTGACGCAATTTTATTTTCGCAAAACACATCAAACACGCATACGTATCCACCATACTGTCGTGCAAATTTTCCGGAATGCTATGAAACAAGTGTTCATACAATTCAACCAAACGCGGTGCTTTGTAATACTTTTCGCCGTTTTTACCCACTCGCTCGATTTTGCATATTGGTTTGCTATAATTCATGGTACAGAAATTATCAATGCGATGTCGCTCCTGAAATTCCTTTTGGAAAACTTGTTTCGCCGAAATACACCCCATATTTTCCAACATTTTCATATTCCGTCCTATTTCCAATTTCATCATAGCACGATCAAAATTGATATTGTGCGCCACGACACAATCACAATTCATATATTCTTTATAGAAATCATTCAATGCGTGAGTGATATGCACACCCTTTTCATTGACAATGGCTCGGTCAATTCCTGTGAGTGTGGTAATTTCATCCGAAATGGGCACACTGTCTTCCACTTTTACATAATGATTTGCTGTGCGCAATACTTGTTTGTTTTTGGGATCATATACAATAAAACTCAACTGTAAAATATAGGGCAATGGTTCTTGTTTCGTTTCCTCGGGAGTGGCTCCCTTTTTCACCTTGGGAAATAATCCGTTGGTTTCCACGTCAAATACAATAACTCGTTTGTAATAATTCATAATGAATGTTTTGTTACCTTATGAATTTAATAAATACGCCTATCAATTTTGTTTATCCTAAATTATAATTGTACTTGGATTGATGGATGTTAATTTGATCACTACTTCCAGAAGAACCAGCAGGAGTACAAATCATATTTGGAGGACTTGGAACAGGAGGACTAGGAAGAGGAGAAGGCGTTACAACAGGAGGACTTGGAACAAGAGAAGGTGTTACAACAGGAGGACTTGGAACAGGAGGACTTGGAACAAGAGAAGGCGTTACAACAGGAGGACTTGGAACAAGAGAAGGCGTTACAACAGGAGGACTAGGAAGAAGAGAAGGCGTTACAACAGGAGGACTAGGAACAGGAGAAGGTGTTACACCAGAAGGAGGAGGAGTTGTTTCCGAATAGTAAGAAACTCCATTATATGTAAATAATAGTTGATTATTATTAATGGATGTACCTAATTTAGTTGTACCTAATTGTTGAGATACCTGTGGTGAAGTATAGTCACCACTATTAATAAAACTTGTTTGTGTAGAATTTTTACTATCACCAGAAAGTTTACCAAATAGTCTTAAGAAATAGTTGTTATCAACAGATGATATTAACTTATATGGTGAAAAACTTGTACTATCTATATAAAATGATGTTCCTTCACTATACTCACTAACAGTTGGAATTTGTTGTCCACCTTCATTTGGTTGAGCTTGTAAATATAATTTTGTTCCATTTGTTATTGTATATATCTTAAACTGATTTGTTGGCATAGTACTATTTGTTTCAAGTCCTTCTTTTCCAATAATAACAGAAGAACGTTGAACAAAATAGAAAATGACTAAACCTACGAAAAATACGATTAATAACCAATGTAATATTTGAATTTCTTTCATTGTATAAATTAATAACATAAATTATTTATTTATATTTTGATAATTAACGTCGTAAATTTGAAATTGTTTTGCTAAAACAAACAAAGTACAATATAAACAAATTATGAGGAGCACATTTCACAAATTTCCTCCTCTTCTTCTATTTTATTAATAATACCTTTTTCGGGTTCAATGGTAAATTGTTGTGCTTGGTGACGTCCTCGTCTGCGCAAATAATAAATGCCCGTTTTCAATCCCTTCGTCCATGCGTAAAAATGCATAGAAGTCATAGTTGAATAGCTCGGATCTTCCATCCACAAATTCAGCGATTGACTTTGGCAAATATAAGCTCCGCGATCAGCCGCCATATCAATCAAACATCGCATAGGAATTTCCCAAACCGTTTTGTATTTATTACGAATGGCTTCGGGAATCACATCAATTTGCTGTATGGAACCATTATTTGCAACAATGTTGTTTTTGATTTTGTCATTCCATAACCCTAGATCCAACAAATCGCGCATCAAATATTTATTGGCCATGATAAATTCGCCTGCCAATGTACGACGACTATAAATATTCGATGTAATTGGCTCAATGCATTCATTGTATCCCAATATTTGCGATGTGGAAGCAGTGGGCATGGGTGCCATCAACAAAGAATTTCGCAATCCATGAGTTTTAATTTCCTCCTTTAAACCTAACCAATCATATCGGTTTTGCGACGGTTCGACGTTCCACATGTCGAATTGCAATATTCCGCAAGAAGCGGGAGATTGTGGGAAGGTTTCATAAGGACCGTCTTTTTGGGCATTTTCGCATGATTGGGTCAAAGCCGCGTGATAAATGGTTTCGAAAATGTCTTTATTGAGTTTCGTTGCTTCTTCGGATTCGAATGTATAGCCCATTAAAATGAACGTATCGGCCAATCCTTGCACACCAATGCCAATGGGGCGATGACGAGCATTGCTTGTTTTCGTTTTATCTGTGGGATAATAATTGACGTCAATGACGCGATTCAAGTTATTGGTGACGATTTTGGAGATTTCATGGAGTTTCTCGAAATCATAACTCGCTGGCTCCGTGGAAGTATTGACAAAAGAAGGCAATGCAATACTGGCCAAATTGCATACTGCAGTTTCCTTGGAATTCGATACCTCCATAATTTCTGTGCAAAGATTGGACGATTTTATAATGCCGATGTTTTTTTGATTGGATTTGCGATTTGCTGCGTCTTTATAGCACAAATAAGGCGTTCCGGTTTCCATTTGCGCATCCAATATTTGAAACCACAATTGACGAGCCTTCATGGTCTTTTTTCCACGTCCTTGCTTTTCGTAATTTTCATACAATGTGTTGAATTCTTCGCCAAAGACATCGCTGAGTTGAGGACATTCGTCTGGACACATCAGCGTCCAATCTGCGTCGGCCTTTACGCGTTCCATAAATAAGTCGGGAATCCAAAGACCGTAAAACAAATCGCGCGCTTTGAGCTCCTCGTCGCCGTGATTTTTCCGCATTTGCAAAAACATTTCAATATCTCCATGCCATGGTTCTAAATAAATAGCAAAACTGCCGTTACGCTTTCCGCCTCCATTATGGACAATACCATTATGCAATGTATAATTATGTTCTTTGGTCATTTGCAAATCATAGAGAATACCTTTATAGTTGTGTTCCTCCACTTTTTGCACACGAGTCATCAAATAATTATTATACCGGAAAAATTTGAAAAACTGCTCGTCTTTGTATTCTATGTTCATTAAAGCGCACATTTCTTGCGTTTTAGGAATTCTCAAAACATAGTTTAATTTCTTGTTTTCAATGACAGAACCATAACGCGACACGTGTTTTTCTCCAATGCGGTTTCGCTCTAATCCACTTGTGAGAATCCCCATTTTCAAGCACAAATAGCGCAATCCTTCGATTAAATTATAGGAAGTATTGTCAAACATTAGTTCTTTTGAACCAATACATCCATCCGTATCTAACAATCCTTTAATTATGTATTGCGCCTTGTGTAATGGCAAGTGCAACCATTTTGGCAATATTCTCTTTTCTTTGTTTTCATTGTAAATCGTGTGGTAACGGAAAGGCAATTGCAAATTCATATTCCATCGCAATCGCGTGGTGTTGTTTTGTTCTTCCGCGAAATACTCCACACAGCGTTTTTCGAAATAGCTTGTCAAAAAGTCTTGCACGTGTTTCTTTTTTGAGGAATGCATTGACACATAACCCGCGCTTTGGTTGCTTTCGTATAAACAACCGTCGCCCAACAAGATACCGTACATATAACAATCGTCTTCGCTAATGTCGTGCTGGTTTTCTTCGTATTCCGGAATCGCATACGCAATCATGGTATGTTCATCCACTTCCTTGGCTTCTATATAATCCAATTTCGCCAAATTTTTTTGTAATCGATTTTGAATGACACTGTAATTCAACCCCTTTTTCTGATTTGGCAATGCCAATATAGGATGTTCTGGAGTAATGGTTAATGGATACAAGGAATGAATGGTATGAATCGCATACATGGGACCTTTGTAAAAGTGCTCCAATACATTTTCGATGGTTTCCATGTTACCAGTCGCATTCAAAATTTTCGTATTTTGTGCTTCGCAATGCTGGATTTGCTTCGGACCGTCGTTTGTATAAATAATCGTTTCAGGTAATACACATTGGTCAACGTATTTGGCCGTATTATTAAAAACGCGCAACATGGGAACAATTCCATTTGAAGTGCCATTTGTTCCACGGATATGACTTCCCGTTGCGCGAATATTGTGAATATGCATACCAATACCACCCGCCCATTTGGAAATATTTGCACAATCCTTCAGTGTATTGTAAATACCGTTAATACTGTCCTCCTCCATGGCAATCAGGAAACAAGACGATAATTGCGGACGCGGCGTGCCTGCATTGAACAGTGTCGGCGTGGCGTGTGTAAAATATTTTTGCGACATGGCATCGTAACTTTCCTTCACTTTCTCCAAATCGTCTCCGTGAATACCCAATGCCACACGCATCCACATATGCTGTGGTCTCTCCACAATTTTCTTATGAATTTTCAACAAATATGCACGTTCCAACGTCTTAAAACCAAAATAATCAATCAAATAATCACGTTCGTAATCGATCATAGCATCGATTTTTTCATGATATTGGGTGACCACATCATATAATTGCTTCGATACAATCGGACAATGTTTATTGTGATTGTCTTTAAAATGATACAAATCGTACATGGTTTTGGTAAATAGTTTGTGTGTGTTCTTTTGCAAATTGGAAACCACAATACGTCCTGCTAAAGTATTATAATCGGGATGGGTGGAAGCCAACGACGCGCATTGTTCCGATGTGAGTTCATCTATTTGCGTGGTGGTAATGCCGTCGTATAATTGATCAATGACTTTCATCGCCAACATTGTATAATTCAATTGAATATTGGCTTCTTGGCCGGTATTTTTAATACGTTGCAGAATTTTATCGAACGAGACGATTTCACGCTCTCCACTGCGTTTTACAACATACATTTCTTCATTGTCGGACAACATTATATAGAAAATAACAAAGCTTTGTATTTATGTCGTTTCGGGCAACTATTTTTTCCTAAAGCAGGTCGTCGGAGAGAAATAATTTTAAATCGCCCAGCACTATAGCAAAAGATCATGTGGTAATATTTTGTATTATGTAAATGTCGGAAAACTCCGTGTTTGAAATTGTTGGATTGATGAATCGATAATCCATAACGTGTTTCTAAAGATCGATAATTCGAAACATATTGGTCAGTTCCAAGAAGATGTGTTTTGTTATACCAATCCACCACGATTTCTTGGAATTCTCGTAAAAAATGAGGTGGATGATCGTGTTTATAGGGAACATATTGTCCGATTTCATATTGTAATTCGAGGGGTAAGTTTTCATAATAGTTCATTTTATAAGACATTATAAAATGGTTTACCTTGTTGAACACGTTGTGTTACCAATTTATATGGTATTACGTCTATATTTAGGAATATTCGGTCTTCGTTTCATGATTATTCCATTTTCCAAGGAATAATTCACGGTGAAAAATTGTTTTAACAATTGATGGTTGAAATAGGCCTTGTTTAGGAAAACCACCTCGTCTTCATTGAAACTGAGTTCAGGATCTAACCCTTCCCATTGTTTTGCTTGGGTTTGATTTTTCCAATCTTGGCAAAATATTTTGTATTCTTTTTGAAAATCTTGGATTGGATGTTTATAAGGAATGTAATGTCCTATGTATGTTTGGATTTCTATTGGAAGATTATCGTAATGACTCATGGTTATATTATTTAGGGATTCCAAGATTTACAAAAATTATTATTTGGGTTTGGAGTAAGAAAAATATCAATATAGTGTATATTGGATAATTATGATTGGTGGAATAATAACAAAACCGCATGAAAATATTCGTGCAAAAGGGAGTAGAAAAAGTGATAGAATAAAAAAACCTTCAAGTCTCTTAGATAATTATTTAGTTTATGGGCTGAAAAAAAACACTGTGTTGAGAGAGTTAAAAAGTAAATATAAGACGGAATGTGATGTTAATAAAATGGTTAAAGATATAGATAAGGAAATTGATGTAGCTGAGGAAATGGATATTAATACCTTAATAAATAACTTTACACGTATGGATATAAACGAAGGTAAAATGAATGGAGGAGGAATTGGAATACCATTCCCTTCCTATTTAATAGCAATTGTTAAAAAATTCGAAGAAGGAGGACAAGCTTTAAACGCTGTGTATGCTAATATTCATACTATTTTAGAGAAGGGTTTGGAATTGTTAGAATTTTTATCAAATAAAAATAATTGTCTTAAAGATTATTTAAAATATTTGGTAGGAAAAAATATTACAAAATTATTAGAATATTACGTTATTGGTGCTATTGCAGTGAGTACCAATCCTATAGAAGCAGTACAAAGTTTTATTTCTATCTTAAATATGATTGGACCCATTGTTATTACATCCCTTGGAGGAATTGCTTTAACGATTATTGGTAAATATTTATCTGCAATTGTTACTTATTATGGTACAAAAATAGGAGAAGCCAGTCAAAACGCTTATACCGATATTCAAAACAAGATTGAAGAATTTCATAAATTAAAAGGAGAAGAAGCTATTCAACAATTAAATGATATTTACGAATCCTTACTAAAACTAATAAACGAGCATTTTCCAACACATCAACAACGAACTGCAGATAATTTAAAAGAATTAATGGAAGAGGTTAAATTAAATTTAACAGAAAAACAAAGAAATTTACTTAATAATGTTGGAGAATTTGTTGATGCAAAAAGTGTTAAAGAAATGCATGAAGAAATGGAACAAGAAAGAAACGAAGGAGCAGCAATGCAAGTTGAAGAAGGAGCAGCAATGCAAGTTCAAGAAGGACAACCAGGAGGAAAAAGACACCGCAAAACAAAGAAACACCACAAAAAGTCTCAGAAGAAATACCGCAAAAAATCTCACAAGAGACACCACAAAAAGAAGTAAATAAGTCCTATAAAATTGATAGTCCTTTTATCCATATAATGGTATTACCATTCTATGAATACAATGAAAACAGTATTTGAGCTATTTGATTATTTAAAAACGAGCCCCTGGAAGTATCCAGAAGAGTTTTACGAGTTCTTGCAAGGTATCGATCCCTCCCCTCGAGGATATGTCGTGGAACGTATTATGGAATTTCTCTCCTTTTACAAATGCCTTCCAGAACTCCAAGACTATATATTGCAATCAGGTAACTTCAATTTAGGAACCCTTTGCAATGCCACAATCGATTCATTATTATACGATAATAATGGAAAACCTGCATCTATCCGACAAGGCGGTGACTCAGCTGACTTGGTGTATCGTCATCCAGACGGTCATTGGATTGCCATATCTGCCAAATCATTATCCCGCGAGGCTGTGGGAAAGTTAGATCTCGAAAAAATGTTCTTTCATGCTCCTCAAAACACACTTTTCGGATTTCTTGTTCCTTCGAAAGACTACTCCGAAGCCATGATAAATCGAGCAAACGAAACTTCAGAAAAAGTCACAAACATATTAAAAAAATCCCTTTTCCTCGATTTTGACGATCTTTGGTGTGGCTATATGCGCTTTTCCAAGGGTATGGAGAAGTATTGTGCGAAAAATAAAAAGACCATGGATCTTCGCGTCAATCAACGTTATGGTGTTGAATTGATTTACAACTTCAAAGTACAAGGCACGCCCAATTGTCTTCTTTGCCATGAACCTCGTTCAGGCAAGACTTATATTATTGCGGCGTCCATTGTAAAAGATTTTGAGACCAACGGCGAGGGTATTTATTTGGTCACCACTCTTGCCCCCAAAGAGACCATTCCATCATTCTTGCATCTGTTTCGCAGTTACGTAGAATTCGACGATTTCCGAATCATCGATTTGCGTTACGACGAATTGCCAACTGTTTTACCAAACAAGAGCATTCTATTAGGCTCAAAGCAACTCCTCCAAAGCAAATTAGAAGAGAAATCCATTTCGGCATTGGCCAATGCCAAGATTTCCATGCTGTTTATGGATGAGACGCATCATGGCGGGACCACGATTTTAGCACACAAAGTATTGGACACTTATGCGAAGGATTCCTTTAAAGTGTATATTACGAGTACCTTTTCCAAGCCGGCGTTTGTTTATGATATTCCTTCAGAAAGACACGTTATGTGGTCGCAACGTTCGAATTTGGCAGCGCGCGAAGGAAACAAGGAACTTTTGCTGGAAATTCATCATGATGACCCAGTATTGGCCGAGATTTTGAAATGCACTCCTACGCGTATTCTCAAGGAACAATACGCCGACGTACCGGAGCTCATTACTTTCACCAGAAGCGTGAATGAAAACGTCGAGCAAGAAGTTGTCAGGGATTTGAAATCCGCGAATAACAATGTCGCGGGATATAGCAATGAGGCGGCGTTCTTGCCTCATGAAAACGGTTCTTTGCAAAACGAAACCGCTGCATCGAATGTGTTGATAGAGTTTTTCGGTAAAAATGTTGGGCGTGTTCGCGATCAATCGTCGTACTTATACCGTATCACCAACCATGCCCAGAAAAATGGTTCGCGTACGATGGAAACAATGGCTTCCACTGATCCGTTGGTGATCCTCATGTTCCTTCCTGTGGCGAACGTGAGCAAATTGTCTCGAGCACTATTTGCGTTGATGGAAAAACACTCCTTATGTTCGGAGTTTGAATGGGTGGCGATTAACAGCAAGGAAACCTCCGATCCATTGGCGGCCATTGAGGCAGCGAAACAAAGAGTTCTCAACAATGACGCGAAGAAAGCCGTATTGGTGTTTAGCGGATTGCAGTGCTCTTTAGCGGCCACCATACCCACTTGTGATATCGTCGTCCTTGCCAACAATACCATGAAATACGACCTCATTTTCCAGATGATGACTCGCTCTATGAGTCGCTCTAAAGGAAAGCGTTATGGTTATGTCATTGATTTAAATATCAATCGCCAAATCCATTTGACCGTAAATATGGCCGCGCAATATTTGCCCAAAACGAAGACGCTCAAGCAGAAATTCACCAAACTCGTCGAAGAACGTCTTGTTACGATCAATCCCGACGAATTTCATTTGACTGACGGAACACACGGTGAGAAAGTGGAGAAGTTATCGTCGAATTTGTACGCCCTGTACGAGTCATCAAGATCTTCGATGATTCCTGCGTACTATGCACGCTTACTGAATGTGGTGGTGCAACTCTCCAAAGATCAACTGGAACAGCTCAAAGCGTTCAAAAAAATAGCAATGTCGAAATCTTCGAAAATCGCTCTAAAGGAAACAGTGAATAGCACTGAATTGAACAATGGCCAAGAAGTCATCTATGTGAAAGAAGGCGAGGAAGCCCAAGAAGAAGAAAAAGTCCAAGAAGTGGAAGAAGTCGAGAAGGTCTCTTTCCAGCAAATTCTCCACTATCTTACTCCGGTGATTATTGTCTTGAGTCTTTCCAATGATTTGGAAGATTTATTTGATATGTATTTGGATATCAAAAAAGATGCTGTGCGTCATAGCATTCTAATGCATTTGGTCCGCGAGTTGTGGTCAGATTCATTATGTGAAAACGATTTAGATAGTTTCTTCGATATATATAAATCAATGAATGACCAACAAATCGGCGATTTAGTACGCTCTATTAAACAGCTTTTATTACAGAGTAAAAACAATCCAGAATTGCTTTTGAGTGAATTGGATCGTTACCTCATTCCGCACCGCAATGAGCAAAAGGAGGACGCAGAATTTCCCACATTATCCAAAATGCGCAAATTTATGCTTGACAAGTTTCCAGTGTCGTTTTGGAGTAATCCGAATTCAAAAATACTAGAACCAGCTTGCGGTAAAGGCCACTTCTTGTTAGAACTCGTTGTGCGATTTATGAATGGTCTTGCAGAACATTTCCCGGATGAGAAACAAAGATACAAACACATTGTTGAGAATATGATTTACTTTTGCGAGTTGAAGTCGTTTAACATTTACATATGTAAATTGTTGCTCGATCCGGATAACGAATATGCACTAAATAGTTATACAGGAGATTCCTTGAAACCAATTCCATGGGATTGCCACATCTTCCAAGGATGTGTCATGAACTCTCCCTATAACACATCGCAGAAAATTAATGCCCGGAATTCCAAGCCAATGTACCATTTGTTTGTGGAGAAATATGCATATGCAATTCCATTTAGCGTATTTATTATTCCTCAGCGCGGGTTCATCAATGGAAAGGGTCTGGATAATTTTCGCAAAGGGTTTAAGAATCGCACAGACATCAAGAGCATCAACTGGTTTGAAAATTCCAAAGAGGTCTTTGGAAATCACGTGAATATTAAGGGTGGAGTGGTGGTAATCACACGAGACGAATCACATGACGGTCTCTGCAATTTTGATGATACTATAATGGATTTAAAGGTATCGGATGTTGTTCTTACTCCAAAGGCGTATCGAACCTATTTGTCTGGACAAAGTCATTGTAACAAACAAGGTTGTATCGACGCACTCTTTAAAGGCCGATATTACGGGATTGAAACAAACGATGATCGGTTAAAGGACAATAGTGGTTCTTCCTCTAAACTGTGTTACGTATCTTTGTTTCAATCAAAAGACCGCAAAATGTTTATTGAAACGGATGCTGCCTTGGAAAAGAAGGAACAGTTTTGGAAAGTCTTTACACCCGCTGCGTTTGAAAAGGCAAACAGTGGATTTGGTCCATTGTATATTGCAAACCCTGAAGAATTGCATAGTGCCAGTTACGTTTCATTCAAAGTGAAAAATTACGCAGAGGCACTTTCACTGAAAAGTTATTTAAGGACCAAATATGCAAACGAATTGTTATCTATTCGCAAAGCCAGTCAATTGATATCCAAAGACACGTTGAAATGGATTCCAAATGTTCCTTTGGACCGCATTTGGAATGACGAGATTTTGGAGGAGTATTTGAATCCCCGCACAAACAGCGTTGAAGCAGCAGATGTAGTAGTTTAGAATTTTATAATTTGTAATGTAATAACCCTTTTTTTATGTGCAAGTTATTCCTAAATAACGAGTGGTGTATGTGGATACGCCAAAGAGTATATGACAAACAATGCCAAATAGGAAGCTGAAAATGGTGGTGAGTTCAATCGGAATGCTTGTCAAATAGGTCAATACAAAGGCCAAACAAATAGTCAGAAAATAATCGACTAAAGCAACATCCAAGAAGCGAATACTGTGCGCACCTTTTCGTGGAACACCGAAGAGGTCTTTGTATTCTCGAAATGGGCAAAGGGTTTCTCCTTTAAACATATAATTGTAAAGGAGAAATAGATTTAAACAATTATTTGTTTGGATTCTTATAATGGATCGAAACGAATTGTTGAAAACGATTTCTGCTATATGCACACCAGGAAAAGGCATTTTGGCCGCAGACGAAAGTATTGGGACAATCGGAAAACGATTTGACGCGATTTCTTTGGAAAACAGTCGGGAAAATCGTATTAAATACCGCGATTTGCTTTTTCGCAGTCCGAATTTGCATGAACATATTAGCGGCGTCATCACATATGAAGAGACGTTGTTGGATATGTACAATGGAGATCGATTGATACAGCCATTGTTAGAGAACAATATTATGGTGGGTATCAAGGTGGATATGGGCGTAAAACCGCTATATGGGACATGTGGGGAAACGGTGACACAGGGATTGGACGGATTAGACGAACGTTGCAAGAAGTATTATGATGCCGGTGCGCGATTTGCCAAATGGCGTGCGGTGTTGAAAATAGATATGGAGAAACAATTGCCGTCGGATTTGTCGATGCATGAAAATGCGGTGACGCTGGCGCGATATGCTTCTATTTGCCAAAACAATGGATTAGTGCCGATTGTCGAACCCGAAATATTGATGGACGGAGGTCACACGATTGAAGAGGCCTATCAAATTACGTACAGAACACTGAATTTGGTATATCGCGAATTGGTGCGGCACCATGTGCAAATCGATTGTACATTGTTAAAGCCAAATATGGTGCGTCAAGGAGTGTCTTGTACCGTTCCAGTGGATTTTAAGGCAATTGGTTCATGGACGGTGAAAGCATTACGTGATTCCGTACCCGCTTCAATGCCCGGTGTGGTGTTTTTATCCGGAGGTATGTCTGAAGTGGAGGCCACCATTGCTTTAAATGAAATTAATAGCAGTGATGAAAAAACGCCTTGGTATTTGACATTTTCTTATGGTCGTGCATTGCAAGCTTCCGTATTAAGCGTATGGAAAGGAAAAGATGAGCATATTGAAGAAGCCCAGACCATGTTATTGAAACGCGCCAAAGAAAATGGATTGGCTTCTCAAGGACAATATAAAAATCAAGAAGAAACGGGTTCATCATTGCATGAAAACAATTATACTTATTAATTGAATTTTTCTAATCATAATTATATGGACGAGTTAAATAAAATCAATGCAGAAACAGATTATAATGAAAATATAACTTATAAAAACATTATTGGATTTTTTATCATCTATGTGGTTGTGGTCATAGCCATACCTTATTTTTTATTTGAACACATTCCGAAATTCTTGTTTTTGACTTATTTCGCCAATGTGGATATTATATCTAATATATTGACCATACACTTTCCTTCGTATTTCAAAAACATTTACGATATTGATCCTAAAACACCGGTGCAATATATTTCGTATAACGCGATTTCCATTATTGCCTTGTCAGGAATTTTCATGTATGGATTATCGCAAAAAAATCGTGGATATTTGAGTGATTTAGACATTCTTTTTACGATGATGATCATGACAGTTATTACGTGGGTATTACCCACCAAGTTGATTCCGTATTTAACCGAAAAAATAAAACAGTTTTTTCAGTTTGAGTACAAAGATGCAGATATTTTCATTGCCACGACTATTTCCATTTGTTTCATATTAATAGAAGCGATTCTGATCCATTTATGGTTACAATTTACTGGTTCCATGAAAAAGAATTTCTTCAAACATTTTCATTTTAAATTTTACTAAAACTGTGATATTATGTTTTAAGGAATATTTCTTAAAACATAAAATGATTAGGTTCGTTTCTTTTCAAAAATAACAGAGAATAACCAAGCGATAGCTAAAACACCTATCACCGTCGATATGGGTGCTGATATTTCCAAAATGTGTTTTGGTATAATCGCTTCTTTTGTATCAAAAATGGCACCTTGCCATTGCCATACTAAATGCGCACACAATGGAATCAAGTTACTAATTGTGATTAATATGACCAAAAAAGTCCCTTTGTTTGTACTAAATGCGTTGCCGAGTTGTTGTCGTAATCCCGGGATACGCAACAAAACGCCTAATGCGCACAAAATTAGAAAAATGGCCAATACATGGTTTGTTGCATGGGATTTTTGCACTGAATTCAAATACAATTGAGGTGAAAAAGCGGCAATCATAATACCAATACTCAAAATAGTTGTAAAACCGGTTACTTTTTGGTCTTTCGGAGCAAAATAAGCGAAAATGAAACCTAAAATAATGGAAAAAATAAACATAAAAACGGATATGTGAACCACCAATCGAATTTCCTTGTTTTTGTCTTCTTGTGTTGTCATATAATATATGAAAATATTTTTACATTCATTCCAAATCCTCTTTATCTAATTTGATCAAGCAAACGCCTTTTTGTATAGGAAAATTTCGCAATTCCTTGTCTCCTTTTTCATCGGCAACCACCTCTAAAGTCAATGTTTTTACTTCTTTTTTGGAAGCCGGAGCGCGATGTTCGCATCCCGTTTCTCGCTCTTTCAAAATTGTTTCCCATGTGTTTTGAATAAAGGGAAGTGCTCTTTCGAACCACAATCGATTGCGCTGAACCAATACGCAACTATATGTGTCCAAATACCAATAAATGGTGGTGTAAAGAGACCAGCTCCTGCGTAATTTCGCTCGCGTACTTTCGATCCATGCTTCCACGTTTTCGCGTGTCAATTCAATGGAAAGTGGCATATATTCGTAACGCGGTACGCCAGAATATTGTTGGGCCAGCATATATCCCTGATTTGGATTTTCTTCTTGGTTCTCCTCCAAACAAGGATATGTGTTGCTTCGGGGGCGGCGATTTGGAGAGCCGTCGCCGTAATCAGGTGCGTCTTGGCATATACTGATTCGTTCCACGAAATAGAGCATCACACCCTTGTGTTCTTTTTCTTCGTCTTTCCAGAAATCTTCTTCTTCATTATATTCTTGGAATTTGGTTTCGAAGAAATCGCATTCGTCGAGATCGCAACATTCCATTTGCATTTGCATTTGAATCCAGTAATCTTTCAAGGGATTGCCATTGATTTCGCGATTTACAATATTTTTGATTTCTAACATGCGACCAAATCGTGGGCAATCGGATTTGGTGACAATGCCGTCGGGGGAAGCTCCTATAAAGGGAAATTCTTTGTGTTGGATGCAACCGAATTCGCCCACTTTGGTCGAAAACATTTGTTCGTATAACATGGTGGAAAGGGGTTCGTATTTTTGTCCCCAATGTAAAGGACTGGTGACGCTCACTGGACCATAAGGCTTACTTTGTTCCATAGGCTGGCATTTTTCGTAAATAAGGCGATTTCGCGAAGCTTCGCTGCCGAAGATTTTGCCTAAACTACTGGCGCTCAATAAATTATGGCGGAACTCGTACCATTCGGGTGTTCGTTGTTCGGGTTGATATAAAGATTGCAAATACAGTAACGTTTTGGTATAACGCATGTGTTTGTTGTTTTTTAATACAATGGATTTCGGAAGAACACGGGGAGGACAACATGCGATTTGCAATTCGAAATAATTTTGGCAAATGGCGGTGCAGTGTTGGACAATGTCTTCAACGTCGTCTTCATCGCAAGCGCCGCATTCTTTCCAATCCATGATTAATAGGTCGGCAATGTCTTGTGCCATGTTGTCGTGGAATTTTTGTTCGTGCATTTCGAGGACGTTGAATTGCAAATATTCATGGGCCAGTTCGTAAATGGTGGTACTGGCGTCGATTAAATCTTCTTCATTTAATTCATAATCTTCTTGATAGCTGAGTGACGTCAAACTGGAGTTTGTACTTTCCTCATCGCTATCGTATATTTGTTCATCCATAATTCTATTATAAATTACTTACAATAGAATATATCAATTTTGTTTTTTATATGTATTCATTTAAACACTTTCATGTTTCACTCCAAATATATTTAACAAAACCAAGCCAACCACCAGAAAATAAGGTTCATATAACGTCACAAAGGTCCATAAAATGACGGCTAAAGACGCCCAAATGTTCTCGCGAGGAATGGACGCATAATAATCTAATTTGCGATAGTAAATGAAAATACCGGCAATAATGGAGAGGATAGTGATTTTTAATAGTTTGATTTCTTTATTGTTCATTTATATTTAGGCTAGAAAATAGTAAGTGAAGTATCCGGTGCGCATAAAATCGCAGGTCTTTTCCCTGCTTTGAACACTGTTGTATCCCATATTTTGGAAATCGTGGAAAATGGTTTTGGCGCGATATAGGCGCCCAATATATCCGAATACCATAATAACAATCAAGATCCAAAACAGTTTATGAAACGCAAAAGGTTTTTGTTTGAATAAAAGTAATATACCATTGATTATCAAATAATAGGCTATGGAGTGAAAAAGTATGGAAAACAACACATCGAATGAGAATAGGGAACTATAAGAAGCTTGGGGGTTGGTGGTGTCTAAATATACTTGAAAACAGTTTTTCATTATATAGTGGCTCTATATAATCTTTTGATTTAGGAATTTATATACGTTTAGTGTATAATGGCTACTCACCGAAGACGCTCAACCAGGGGAACTCGTTCCAAGACTCACAAGGGTCGCAAAAACTACACCACCAAGAAGGGAGACAAGGTCTTCCATCGTAAGGGAAAATACGTTCGTAAATCCAGAAAACCGTACTCTAAGAAGAAGAGAGGATAAATGAAAAATTTATTTATACATAACCAATAAGTAATAGCTCTTAGAAAGTTTCAAATAGAATAAAACATCCTATTTGAAAGAAGGACACAAGGTCAAATCAAAAATAAAAGAATATGAAAATCATATAAAATTTCTATCGTTTTAAAAATCAAGTTTCTTTCTTTTGTTCCAAAGACGTATTTCGTTTTGGTGTCAAAGATTTCAATGTGGAAACGCGTTTTCCATCCAAATTCCGTAAAGAAAATTGGCGTTTTTCACTATTAAAATACAATGCTGGTATTGATTCTAATGCGCGACTTTCGCGATTATATACCACATCCTTTGTTTTGCTCAACTTCCCCTTGTCTAAACATTCATTGAAATACAATTTCAATTGTTTTACCTCTTTCATTGGAATCCCCTTTTCACGTCCATACGTTTCCGCAAAGCTGTGCAATAACTGCGTTTTTTGAGTTTTAGCCAATTTGTTCCAAGGTTCGTTTTTATAACTTTGGCGTTCTGCTTCCAACAAATTGTCTAAAGAAGACATATTCATGGAATTTTGGTAATTCGAACTCATTGGAGGAACATATTCTTTTTTCGCAGTTTTGGTCGGAGTGACATTGGGTGCATCGTTTGTGATTTCGGTTTCATGATCAGGAAGCATTATTTACAAAACGTCCCTTTAAGTTAATATCGAATGCAATGTTTATTATGTTTCATAAAGTATATTTTTAATCACATTCGCCCATCTTGAATAGCGCGATGACCGCTTGTTACAAAAGAAGTGGAAAACTCGTTCATTTTCATTTTGCATATTTCGTTGTGTTCTCCGCTATAAATAATATTTTTCACAGGAAAGTCTTTCATCTTGGAATGACAATCCACACAAGGTTGCGACAACAATATATTGCCTTGTTGAGACACCCGTACCACATAGATGGTCAATTTCTTCGGCATGTGTTTTTTCAAGCATTTTCTCAAAACATCAATTTCGGCATGGCATGTACAAGCATTATCCAACAATCCGTCCTTGGAAAATGCGCGATAATGATTGCAACCACGAGCAACCACTTTTCCCGATGCCACGGCAACACATCCGTGTTTATGATACTTCACCTTCGATTTGGACGCCTCCTCCGCTGCGATTTCCAAAAACCGCCAATCATTATTCGAACAAATGGTCATTTTTTGAGTATAATAATCACACAAAAAATTTCTTCAATTTTGTTTGTATTATGGGATTTATGTGAAAGTAAAATCTTGGAAATCGAAGAAATAGTTTTCCTTATAACAAGTTTTTCTTATGAAAAAAATATCTATCGAATTGTTTATAAGAGTTTTTGTTTTTCTAATTTCCAAGATGAGTGATGACGAAAAAGAAGAAAAAGTACGGGTTTTGGACGTTTGTTTTGAAAAACCCAAGAAATCCAAGAAAGTGGAATTGCAAAAACCGCGAAAAAAACGGGTCATTACCACGCAAGATTCTTGGAATGAAATGGTTCGAATTTTCCAAGAAAAAAGTCACGACGAAATTATTGATTTATTGAGTGCGCAAAACAAGGATTTGGCTCCTTTAGGGGCGCACATTCGATGCAAGATTCGCGGTTATGGATCTCAAGACAAAGACAAGGGAATATATCAAGCCGAAAACCTCATACACTATGACCAAGTCTTGGAATTACTCAAAACAAGTGATTATAAATGTCATTATTGCAAATTGCAAGTGCTCCTTTTGTACGAATATGTGCGCGATCCCAAGCAATGGACCTTGGAACGGAAAGACAATTCTCTGGGCCACACAAACGACAATGTGGTATTGGCCTGTCTCAATTGCAATATTAAGCGCAAGTGTATGCATATGGAACGTTATGAAATGACCAAACTCTTGGAACACATTGAAAAAGTTAAATAAATTCATGCTTATATAAATAACTTAAACATGAATAACGGAATTCTTAATATGCAAGTGGCTTCATTACCCATAAGTTCCATTCATGGACACATTAAACATAAATTAGACAATTTCTTTATCCATCAACGCATTCCCAACCTATTGTTTTACGGGAATTCGGGAACAGGTAAGCATACGATTGTTTATAATTATATTCAACAGATTTACGAAAATAACAAAGAGAAACTGAAAACCAATGTCATGTTTGTGAATTGTGCCCATGGCAAAGGCATCAAATTCATACGAGAAGACCTAAAATTCTTCGCTAAATCGAATTTGAAAGGAACACAGGGAGTGCATTTCAAAACCATTGTGCTTTTCAATGCCGACAATCTAACGATCGATGCCCAATCCGCCTTGCGCCGTTGTATCGAATTGTTTAGCTATAATACGCGATTTTTCATTGTGGTGGAAAACAAAGAAAAACTGCTCAATCCGATTTTGTCCAGATTTTGCGAAATTCATGTGCCAGATATTTTAGACGGTTCTGGTCAAACACATAATTTGCATCAAATACAATTACAAAACGCTTATGGACCTCAACTCAATCACGATGATTGGTTCGAAAAACACATTGGCGATTTAGACAAAAGCCTCCAAGAATATTTAGATTTTTCCTCTTTAATATACGAAGAAGGATATTCTTGCATGGATTTGATCCATTGGATCAAACATAGTTCCCCTTTTGAGGAATTAGACAAAACGGAACTCATTATGTATTTTCATAAAATTCGATGCGAATACAAAAACGAGAAATTGTTGCTTGCCACAATATTGTGCAACATACATATTCGTTATAATAAGCATTAGATAATGTGGTTATAACATATTATGGACGATTTTGTTATATCCAATTTACACGAGTCACGCAACGAGTGGTGTGGCCGTTTAGTCAGTATATTCACTCCGTTAGTTACCGAGGGCATTCAGTCCATTTTCGACGAAGCATGGAAAATGTGCTTGGAAAACGACGAAGCCAGTAAATACTTGATGACTTTCCAAAATTTGTTATCACGTGTTCCCAAATGGAGTTCTATTATTATTGAAGAAGAGAAACAGCGTATTATTGATCGCAGCGGATGCGGATATTTAGAGGATTTGATTACTTGTGTCCATATTATTCAACTCAAGGTACTTACTTGTATTCGTGTTGGCAACAAGCAGAAGAAAATCGATATTTCCATTCCCAAACTCGATCATTTTATTCACAAGGTCTATGTACATGTGGCCCGTAAATTATACATGAACGTTTATTTGTACGAGAAGAATTTGACGGCTTTGCAAAAGCAGAAGAACATGCGTGAATTGGAATTATTAATCCAAGAATGCATTTTGGTAACAATTCGCGAAAGTGTGCCCACTGAAGAAATCATTCGTGCTTACATGGACGAAAGTGAGGAACAAGAAGAAGAAGTCTTTATTGAACAAGTAAAAGATCCCGTTTTGGAAAAGCAGGAAACCAAAACAGACGAAACAACACAAGAAACAACGGAAGAAGATAAAGAAGAAATCCCTGTTGTGCCTTCAGTAAAGAATATGGACGAAGAAAAAGTGGTGACCCGTTTGTCTTTTAATGACAATGACAACGTCTTGGATGAAAACGACAATGTTCAAAACGTGGAAGCCCCCAAGACTTTGGAACGTTTAGAAGAAATTAGCACCACACGTGCGTTAGAGCGTAAATTGGCTGAACAAGAAGACGAAGACAGTGATGACGAGCGTATTACCATTTCCACCGAAGATGCAAATTTAACCGGTTTTGAATCATTGGACGAACCCACTCAATTGTCCAATACCAGGGCGGATGAAAACGCTATCAAATTAGATATTGAAGAGCTATAATATGAATATTTAATATATAAATATTCATATATAACATTATAGAAACAATAATGTCTGATTGTTATTCTTATGAAATTATAAATTTTGAACATAGTTATTTAAATGTGGATGCAGTTTATGTTCTTACTATGGAAAACAGTGATCGTATTAAAAAAATAAAAAAACAATTATATATCTATAAACCAGGAAAAAAAAATATAATTCAAATTAATAAAGGATACAAAAAATGCGCAAAACGTTTATGTGATAACTCAAAGGAAGTTATTAATAATACATATAATGACTTATCTCATGCATATTTAAATGCTTTTAAAAATGCTATTAAAAATAAATATCAAAATATATTGATTCTTGAAGATGATGCAATCTTTTCACCAGAATATTATAATGCGTGTAATTTGAAAATAGTCAATGAATTTATACCCAAATTAAATTCTAATCACTTTGTTTTTGCTTTAGGATTAGTACCTTGGTTATCTTTATATTATTCTTATGGTATTCGTAGATCAATAATGGCATCTGGAACACATGCGACTATATTTCCTATAAGTGTCATTAATAGTATTGTTCATAATTGTAATTCTATGAGTGATATTGACGTTTATGTAAATAGCAGGTGTGTTCGTTATTTTTATAATTATCCTTTAGTGATGCAAACATTTCCAGAAACCGAAAATTCTAAACATTGGTGTAAAGATTTTGGATTTGTTGGAAGTATCATGCGTTATATTATTATAAGTTTAATTTGGTTGTTTGCATTAGACAAACGTCCTGAACCAGGTACAACGTATATATATACGTTAAATAAAATTCTATATGATGTATTAATTCCTTTACTAATTATGTATATTTTATTTTTGAATATTAAAAAAATAATACCTATGAATATAAATAAATATTTAAAATCTTTAAAGCTATAATATATGAATTTTATTTGTAATTTTATAACATCTAAAAATAGTCGTTATAAAATATTATATTTTTACTCTTCTTAGATTTATGATAATAGAAAATGTTAAAATGTTATATTTGTGTATATTAGATGAGTCATTGTTATCAATTTGAAAAACAAAATCATAAAGATGGAATATTAAATTCTTGTGTAGATGCAACCTATGTTATTCATTTAAAAAACAATGGAAGAATCGAAAATATAGAAACTCAATTAGAAAAATATAAACCAACCAGCACTGTGTATATTTTGATAAATGAAGGTTACAAAAAATGCTCTAAAAATTTACATAAAAAACATCCAGCAATTGATTTAATTGATTGCTATTATACTATTTTTGAACACGCAAAACAGGCGAATTATGACAATATATTAATCTTGGAAGATGATTTCGAATTTTCAAGTGACTTCAAAAATCCTGAAACTGCACGTTCCCTTTGCCATTTCATTCATTCTATGAAAAATCAACGATTCATTTATTACTTGGGTGTATTACCAATCTCATCTTTTCCGTTATTTAGAGATAATACAAGAAAATTATTTATGGGTGTTGGAACACATGCATGCATTTATTCTCGTTCTTTCCAAGAAAAATGTCTTGCATTAAAGAAGTCGTCGATTCATGATTGGGACGTGTTTATTAATTTACAGTGTTTTGATACAAAACGATATATTTATAATAAACCTTTGTGTTATCAATTATTTCCGGAAACGGAAAACTCAAAGCAATGGATGAATCCCCTTGGTTTAGCGACATTATCTAAATTTTGTTTACGAGATATTCTTCATCTAGATAGACAATATGAACCCGGGTTTTCCTTTTTATATACATTTTCAATTTTCGTATTTCTGTTTTTCTTTTGTTTGTTTTTGGTGATTTTATTATGCATTGGACGTTTCCTCTATAACAATGTAAAAACATTGTTATCCAAGAAATCCAAGAAAATGCGTAAATAATAGTCTTTAAAAATACTCTTTTTGTTTATACTATGGACCCCATGTTTATTGTATCCTTTTTCATTACTCTTCTATTTGCTTTAGTCAAATTCGGTGAATACAAGTTTTTACAAAAAGAACAAGAAAAAACTCCTTTAAAGGATATTGTTCGCGATTTACTCATTGTATTAGTATCTTCTTTAGCCGGTTCATATATTTACTTCAATTTCCAAGATTCCATCAATGAATTTTTCAATGTGGTCACCGATTCCAAGGTCTTAAATAACGCCGCCACCCAAGTTTTTACTGATAAACCTGCATTTTAAACCCTTGAAATACTGTTTTACACCATTTCGCATTTTCAATGCGAAATGGTAACTGGTTACCTTTCACTTATTTATGACCATTTTATGGGCGTTTTTTGAATGAGAAAAGGTGTAAGAAATTCCTTAAAACAGTGACGCATTACGTAAATTGACTCAAAAAGGCATCACTGTTAGGAGGACGTGTCAAAAGATTTTCCAACATGGTAAATCCGGTTTGTGTACCTCCTTTTTCCAATATACATTTGCGATAATGCAAACCCACGTCGCGATTGAAAATATTTCCACTGTCTTTGAATAGCTGAAACACCTCGGCTGCATATACTTCACTCCACAAATAACCATAATACCCGCTTTGGTATCCGCCCATCAAATGACCGAAATTCGCCGCCATACATCCTTCACAATGTTCCATTGGACTCAATTCAGCCTGTATTTTATTATATTCTTCCACTACATCAAGCTCCTCCAAACTAATATGCAATGTCATATCATATAGCGCAAATTGCAATTGACGAATATAATGCAATCCTTGAAACAAATGTTTATTGGATTTGATTTTATCCATCAAGTCCTTTGGCAAAGGTTCTCCTGATTCATAGTGACTACTAATGCGTTTCAAAAAATCCTCTTCGTAACACCAATTTTCCAATGCCTGACTGGGACATTCGACAAAATCGCATTCAACCGCTGTACCACTAAACATGGCAAAACGATTTTTACTCAACAATTGATGGAAAATATGACCTAATTCGTGGAAAAAGGTCTCCACTTCGCGAAAGGTCAATAGAGCCGGTTTGTCGGCAGTGGCGCGAGAGAAATTACACACCATGGCCGATACAGGAGTACTGCGCGTTTCGTTTTCTGTGTAAGCCTGTTTCAGCGTAAAAGCGGCGGCATGTCCATATTTCCCTTCGCGTGGGTACAAATCCACGTAAAAATGTCCAATCAAATCCCCCAACACTCCGTTTTCATTGTCTTTTACAGCATAACACTTGACGGATTCATGCCATGTTTGATGTTTCTCCAAAGACACTTCCGATATTTGTAAATGGAAAATTTCCTCAAAGGTGGCCAACAAACTGGGCAACAATTTCTCCAAAGGGAAGTACCCTTGGATTTCCTTTTCGTCGTATTGCAACAACTCCTTTTTATAAAGATTAGTATAATAGGCGCTATTCCAGGATTCCAATTGACTTCGGCCAAAATGATTACACAAGGTTTCCACGTCTTTCTTGGAACTAATCTTCATTTTTTCCAACAAACTATGCAAAAACTCCAATACTTGTTTGGAGGATTTGGCCATGCGTTTATTCGACAACACATATTCGGAATAATTTTCGTGGTCCAATAATTTGGCTTTTTGTTGTCGCAAACCCAGTGATTCTTGCAGCATTTTTTCATTGTGAAAAGGTTCTTTACCGCGGTTCAAAAACTGAATACTGGTTTGCTTACGTGTGTGTTCCACATTGCAATACGGCATCACATTGTTGATGTGGTCGTATTTGGTGGTGATTTTATATTTGCCATCTTCGGTTTTTTCCAATGTTTCCAAAAAATCTTTATCAACACCATCCAATTCATCTTCACTGAAAGCCAAAAAATCCTTGACTTCATTCAAATTATTGCTATAATTAATAGATAAATCGCTCAATGTATCAGACAATTTTTGCAACTCATTGCGTTTGGACTCCTCCAAATGGATACCATTGTGCTTGTAATTTTTCATAATCGTCTCCATATAATGCTTTTCCACGGAGTCGAAAACATCGGAAAATTGTTCGTAATTTTTCTTGGTGGCTTGGTATAAACCAAGATCCATAGACCATTTGTTGGAAAACGCCGATACTTTCTTAGATGCTTCCACTGAAGCATTGCGCACTTCCGAATCGGGATGAACATATTGCATAAAATCCATACATTCCAGCGTCAAATCCCAGTCATTGGTCTTCTCATAAAATGCGAAAAATTCTTCTTTAGAGGGAAACGTGGTTTTCATGAATATATCATAATATTCATCGTAATCCGCTAAAATTTTCGACGTTTTGTCCTCGATTTCTTGAGCACTGAAGCTATAATCAATACCGGATGGCAACATATTATATTCAAATTAGAATCATTATGTTTAACTGCTTTACAGAACAATGTTTCACATATTCATTGGTTATACAAAATTGATATTTAAAAAGGGTTAAAAATAAGCTTCACTATAAATATACATCAAAAATGACAAGAATTCGTAAATTTCTAAGCTCTTTTGAAGAGTTTATGATCCAGTTTAATTTGGACAAATACGATTTTACAAAAAATAATGAACGAAACACGGGTTCCTTGCACATGTTTACCTTGCATATGCCCATACATTACAATGAGCGCGTACCGGAATATGTGGATGGAGAGGTGCATTATGTTGAAACACCGAAAACACAAGAACGACCCACAATCGAAGTATTTGAAGAAAAATTCGCAACCTATTTTGACCCTCATTCGACAGTATCATGGAATAGGGTATCGATTGTACAACGTGAAATTGACGAAAACCAGGTACTTATTATACATATTCGATTGCGACTGGGAAACGGAATGAACTTACCATTTCCTACTCCAAACAATGATGATGCGCGATTTCAACGCCAAGAACAAACGATTCGACAATTGCGTGAGCGTATGCGAAATTTCGATCAAGTATGTTATCGCATTCGTGTTGAGTTTTACGATCGTTTGGCGCGAGAAAGTGAATTACGACACCGTATTCGACGAAAATGCGAGAAAGAGAAAAAACGACTTATGGATAAAAACAAATCCGACGTGACGCGTATAATTAACCGTTTAAAGGAATATTACGCCAAAGATGATAAGCGTTCTGAATGCCCAGTTTGTTACGAGCAAATTGAAGCCGATAAATTGTACGTACCTGGGTGCTGTCATTATTTGTGCGATACATGTGCCAACCATGTCATACAATTAAATAACAAGTGTCCCATTTGCCGTGATCCTCTTTACACGACTGATGGTGAATATGTTCCTCCTCAACAGCCATTAGATCTTGATCCCATGGCTCGACATATGGGACAACACGATCGCATTCCCGATGATGAAATGCAGGAAATATTACGTATTATTGATGTACAAGAGAACTAAAACTATGTTTTAAGGTAACCGGTTACCATTTCGCACTGAAAATGCGAAATGGTGTAAAACATAATCATGATGTTATTACTTTATATAGAAAACAACTCTGTTTTTTCTTTCATGTCTTCTTCAATCACATATTGAGAGAAAATGGTGCGTTCTAACTGGGCTTCGGGTGTGTGATAATGAGCAGTACGAGCGATCATTTTGTACAATTTAAAACAAGGATATCGTTCTTCACCATTTTTCTTGTACAAGACGTTTTTCCCATTGTCGTCCAAACACCATTCATATATGATTTTTTGGAATTCGTCGTAAGTGGAAATGTCGTCTTCAATGTCCATCATAAAATCGTAAATGGATGTTCCAAGACGGCATAAATCAAACGCAAAATTGGGTTCGAGGCGAGGTTTGTTTTCATTGAAAAAGGGTTCGCAATTGTATTGCGTGGAAGCATCACCTCCCGGACCGAAACTATCGCTGCAAAAAACTTTGTTGTCATACTTGTAAATGGCGCGACCGAAATCAATGAGTTTATAAATTCGACCATAGGTGGGAACCTTATAGGTTTTGTTTTCGTGTTCATAATACAAAAAAGGTTTTTCTGTTTTAACGTACATTACATTATTGGTGTGTAAATCGTTGTGAGTAAATTGAAAATGTTTCTGATAAGTGAGGAGCATCATAATGATTTGGAATAACATGGCACAGCCACTGTCTTCTTCCAATTCATCATTTTCCAATAAACTATCCAATGTACCGTCGCATTTTTCCATACAAATCATTTGAATAGGGAAATTGTGAATGTAACCGTAAATTTCTTCTTCTTCTTCTTCTTCGGAAGAGGAATAGTCACTTCCTTCACTTCCTTCACTTCCTTCACTTCCTTCACTTCCTTCACTTCCTTCACTTCCTTCACTTCCTTCACTTCCTTCACTTCCTTCACTTCCTTC